ATAGAAAACGAACTGAAGTTGAGAAATTTAAGACTCGTTTACGAGATATAGAATCTAACGCCACTGCCGATAGGCGTATAAGTAAAAACAAACTAAACGATAAGGTGTTGCTAGAACTCGAGAAATTACGTGGAGAACTAAAAGTCGTAGAGGCTGAAGTTAAACGTGGTTCTGCTCAACCAGAGGACTAGACATCGAAGGAGTAAATATGAGTAATGAAACATCACAAACCGATACTCAAGCTGTAGAATCTATGGATACGGTTCAAGCTGGGTCTCAACAAGAAGGTACTTTAGAAGGAGAAGCAATGGATTGGCAAAAAGAAGCAAAGAAGTTTCAGTCTATGTATGACAAAGCTGAAGCAGAAAAAAAGCATATGGACCAATACAAACCGCTAGTAAACTTACTAGAGCAGAGACCTGACCTTGTAGAGACTTTAAGAGATAGTATTGTCGGTAATAATGGTGAAGATAAAAAAACTGAAACAGCACAGTTACAAGATGACGAGTTCAATCCGTGGGATGCGTACAACAAACCTGGCTCTGCATCATACGAAATGCGTGTGAAGCAAGAAGAAGCTAGAATAAATAATGCTGTAAACAATGCTATGAAAGGGCAAGAACAGAAACAGTTTATTTCAAACACAATGAATAAACTTGAAAGTGATTTTGGTATGAATAAAGATGAAGTGCAGGAATTTATGCGTTTTGCTCAACAGCCAAAAGACAATGTTCCTCTTGATAACTTAGTCAAACTTTACAAAATGAATAAAGGTGAATACAAAGAACCTGTCATTCAAAAGCCAGACACAAGTAATCAAGCCCGTACAGCAGGAGTTTTGCAAGGTGGAAGTGTTCCTACCAAGTCTGAACAAGATGGAATGTGGGACCAAATCCTAAATGCAGCAAATGCTGGTAGCATTAGTAAAGGAATAAAACGTAAATAACTAGGAGAATAAAATGGCAATAAGCGGACAAATAAAACAAACAGACTTGACTGCTGCTACTACATCTGCTGATTATGGAGTTGCTCCAGATAGAAGAAGACTATATAACTTTTCTGATAGGATTGCTGAATTAGCACCTGAAGAAAGTCCTTTCTTCGTCTACTTGAGTCAAACTGCTAAACTTCCTACTGATGATTCATTGTTTCGTTATCTTGAAGATAGAACAAAGATTAATTATACAAGTAGAGAGTTCCTTTTAAAAGGTAATCACGATAGTTCAGCAACTCAATCTGCTGGTGACTCAGTATCATTTATTGTAGATACACCAGATGGTGCTGCTGTGGACTTCCTTGTTAAAGGTATGGTATTTGCTGTAAGAACATTAGGTGACACAGCTGCTGACGCAACATATGCAAATATTGTTGTAAGAGTAGAAGATGCACCAGTTCAGGATTCATCAAACAACCAATCTACCTTTACAGGTAAAGTAATATCTGTTTCTTCAACTGCAACCAATGCAAACAAACTTTTAGATAATAAAAGATGTCAAATCATTGGTACTGCATATGGAGAAGGTACAGGTTCACCAGACGTATTCTCAGATAGCTTAGAAGATAATTATGGGTACACCCAGATTTTCAAAACAGCAGCTGAGATTACAAACACAGCGTATGCTACACAACTACGTGGAGTATCAAACGAGTTCGAAAGAGTGTTAGCTCAAAAAATGAGAGAACACAAAATCGACATTGAAAGAGCTATGCTCTTCAACCAAAAAGCAAGAGTTGGTGGAATTCAGTACACTGAAGGTCTTGTTGGACATATCATCAAAAACAGCACAGTTGTTGCTGACAATTCTAATTTATCATACTCATCAGGTAAAGGATATTTTAGAACAGCTGCAGCAAGTGAATTAACATACGACAGACTACTAAGTGACTTTGAAGTTCTGTTTGACCCAGCAAGAGGGGGTTCAAATGAAAGATTAGCATTAGCTTCTCTTCCAGTGATTTCCTTCTTCAATAAAATGGGAGATGGTTTCTTTGCTGATAATTCAACAGCATCAACTCAATATCAAATCAATATGGATGAACTATCAGGACAGTTTGGTCACCAGTTAATGGAAATCAATACAGTTCACGGTTCTATGTTTATGGTTAAAGAACCATTATTCAGAGGACATTCATCTGGATTAATGATGTTAGCTGATATGAGTAAACTATACTACAGACCACTTGTTGGTAATGGTGTAAATAGAGATACACAAGTTATGACAAATGTACAAGGTGCAGATGAAGACTTAAGAAAAGATATGATTCTTACAGAAGCAGGTCTTGAAGTATGTCTTCCTGAATCACATTACTTGATTAACTTGGAAGGAGTATAAAATGGCTAAGAGTGCATATTTAGAAGTAAATAGTGGTGTTAGTGATTTTAAACAAAAATACGAAGAAATTGCAGCAGCTAGAACACTAACTGCAGCTGACTCAGGAAAAGTATTCGGAGTTAATCAGGCATCTGCCTATGAGATTACTTTACCTTTAGCAGCTTCAGCTGGTGCTGGTTGGCATTGCAAATTCGTTTTATCAACAGTTGCTAGTAACGCAGTTACTATTGCTAACAACACTGCCGAGGATTCAATCGTTGGTATGGTTGTTGGAGCAGATGATGGAGCAGCAGGTAATTCTGCTGGTTCTGCAGTTGATGAAATCGTATTCATTAGTGGTGCCGAACTTGGTGACTCAGTTGAATTATTTTGCAACGGTATTAATTACTTTGCAAAAGCTGTTTGTCACGATGTAGCACACGTAACTATATCATAACCTGAACCAATAAGGGTAACAGTTTTGGATACTGTGGGGTTGTTCGTATAAAGGTTCAACCCCGAAATCCAAAAAATTTAAAACTAATAGGAGAATAAAATGGCAAATTTTGATACAGTGACAAAAGTTATAATCAATGATATTAGTCCAGATGCAAGTACAGTGTCTGGTTCTTTAGCAAAAGAAATCAATGATTATATTGAAACTATAGATGATGCAAAGCTAGTAGCTACTAACGCAGTTATGTTAGACAGAAGCAGAATTGCATACATTATCATTACTAAAGTGTAATGGCTAATTGTCAGCATTGTAAAAAACCAAATAAAGAAGGACACTTTAATTGTCCGTCTTGTGGCAGGAGGGCACACCCTCCAAAGTGGAGTACTCAGTTTGTTATAAGAGAAACACCAATGGCAACTGCTATTAGAAAAGACCAAATAGATTTTGGTACGACTGATATGAAAAGTCATATGGAACGAACAAAACAGAAAAATGAAGAAGAAAGAAGTAAAAAAATGGACAACCTAATATGGGGAGATAAATAATGTACGGAAAAATAAAAGCATCAAAGATGAATGGCAAACGAAGAAAGAATGCTATGAACGGAAAGAAGAAAAAGAAAGTAGTTAAAAAGAAAGGCTACAGAAGATAATGGCAAAAACAAAAAACATACCAACAAACAAAAAATTATACGCTAGAATAAAGGCAAAGACAAAACGAAAGTTTAAAGTTTACCCTTCTGCTTATGCTAATGCTTACTTAGTAAGAATGTATAAAAAAGCAGGTGGCGGATATAGAAAAGGTAAGTAATGGCTAGAAGTGGTGGGCTAACAAAATGGTTCAGTGAGAACTGGGTTGATATTGGTGCTCCGAAAAAAGGTGGAGGCTACAAAAAATGTGGTAGGTCAAAACTAAAAGCGGACAAAAAAAGAAAGTATCCTAAGTGTGTCCCAGCTGCTAAAGCAGCAAAGATGAGTAAAGCACAGATTAGAAGTGCAGTTAGTAGAAAGAGAGCAAAAGCACAAGGAGTAGGTGGTAAGCCAACAAACGTAAAAACATTTGCTAGAAAACAAAATGGAAAGAAAAGAAGATGATTAGAGGAACACTATTAGATATGATTAGAGAAAAATTCTTTAGTCCTGAAAACAGGTCTATTAATGGTGCTATAGACAAAGACGAATACAAAAAGCAAAAAGAACTTCAAGTTAATATGGAGTTTTTAAGAATGAGTGAAGGATTTGAAACAGAGGGATATGTTCCTAGAAGTGGTGAGCAAGTATTAGATAGTTCAGGTGTAACCATAGGAACTGGATTAGACCTTGGAACAAAGAATATGGACTACTTTAAAGATTTTGAAAATAAAGAAACATTAAAAAAAATGGAAGCATACTTTGGTATGCAAGGACTAGCAGCTTATAATTTTGAACAAGAAAATCCATTAAGTTTAACTAGGGAAGAAGCTGTTGAAGTAGATAATTATGTAAAAGGTAGAGAGTTAGAAAGTATTGAAAATAGTTTTCTAGCATTAACAGGTAAAGAACTTTCATCTATGCCACCAAGATTGCAAACAGTAATCGCAGATTTACAATTTCAATATGGAAGCAATTATAATAGAACGCCAAAGTTTAGAGAGATTATAAAGGATATAGCAGAAGACCCACAGGATGCTCAATCTTATATGCCTTTGATGAGTGAGCTTAGAGATTTTGGTGATAAGTATGATACAAGAAGAAATAGAGAAGCAGACTTAATACAAGGATTGTATTTTGATTTAAT